TAAAACCTTTGTTTTCCCAGTCTTTTCTTTCCTTAAAAGTTTCACCAGTTTTTTTATGTCTATAAGTAGTCTCTACTTTTGCTTGTTTTATTTCCATTAATCTACCTTTTCTTTTAGTATGTTTAGATAACTAATACCAAACACTACGCCATCAGAAACCGTTCCTGCAGTAATATAAGAAAGAGAAGTGCCTCCTTCTACAATAAGTGGTAGAGTTAATATTTCTACACTTGTAGCAGCCACTAGTGTTTGTGTGTTAACAATCTCAAACGCATTGTTTTTAATAGTTACTGTAGGTGTATTTGATCCTGATTTATTAGTAACTCTTAAAGATTTAATAATGATAGTTTCATTTACACCAGGAGATAACATGTTAACTGTTTCTGCTGCTGTCGTTGTCTTACCATAAAATTTATACTGATTTACTACTGCCATTATTCTAAAAAGAAACTTTTAGCTTCTATCTCTTGTTTAACTTCATCTTGAAATGAAGAGTTTAATTTTGTTATTACGCCGTCAAGATCTCTTACTAATGATTGTAAGTTAGACCTGCTATATTCTTCTTCAGCTCTTGTTAATGATTGTACAATTTTAGCCACTAAGCTCCTCCCTCTCCATATGGATTTTCTTCGTTTATAAATCCAAATGTGCTATCAGGGTTACCTAATTGTGTAGCAATACCTTTATCCATAACAAGAGGTGGTTGTAAACTTTGTAAGTAAGTTTTTGCATATGGAAGATCTGGACTAACTTCGTCTACTAAAGTTGTTTGATCTTCTTCTTCAATTGTATTTGGATTTTTCATATTGTTATAAAAATCAGCTAACGTAGAGGAGTTTTTAAAAGTTCTAAAAGCTCCTGGTATTGAAGTAATGCCTCTACTAATAAGACCAAAAGCAGGATTTATAAAACCTAATGCACCACTTATTATATTTCCTATACCAAACGGACCCCGTCTAGATGTAAAATTACCTATGTCTGATCTTTCATTATACCCAAGATTTTGAGCCTGTCTTTGTTCTGCTTTTTGCATAATCTCTTGTTGATTTCTTACTCTTGCATCAAAACCAGATTGAGTTTCATTTGGTCCTCTACCAGAAAAACCTCTACCTTCCATAGCTCCGCCTCCAGCTTCTGTATCACCCCCAGAAGCACCAGCACCACCTGTATCTCCAAAACTATCTAATGACATAATTCCTGATGGGCCCATGTTAGGACCTTTAGCTAATGAACCATGTATGTCTTTTTTAAGTATTAAATCTTTTTCCGCTTTTGTAATGTAAGCTAATTCTGTTGGAGGTGCGTCAGGACTAGATTGCCATTTTCTAGGTGCAACAACTTGTGGTTGCTTACCTAAATAGTTATCTACTCCTCCTTGAACAATTGGTTTTTTTGCCATTATCTTCTTCCTCCAGGATGTATGTCTAATCTAAATGTACCTAGTTTCCAATCTTCACTTGTAGTTGTATTTGCAACTTCTAATGCAATTTGTCTTGCTCTAACTCTTATATCTTTTTTAGTTGTAGTTGGACTACATGAAAAAGATGTGGTTGTTTGAGCACTGTTAGGGTATAGTCTTGTTTTAAATTTAATTGCAGTGTTACCTGTTTGACTAATAAAGTCTGGTATAAATCTACTTATTCTCATAATAAACTCTCCGTCTCCTCTAAGGTCTGGCATTCCAACAGTTTGTCCTGTGTTACTTCTTCTTTGAGTAATGTCAAAATCACCAGATATAATACTACCTATGACTGCAGTAACTGCACCACCGGCATTAATTTGATCTGTGCCTTTTTCTTGTTCATAGTATATAGTAGTTCCGTCTGTATTACCAATAACATCTGAAGATGCATTATCAGTAGGTGTATAATAATTTGCGTGAGGTCTATCAAATACAGCCGAATCTTGCCACGCTGCTCTAGGTAATGTGCCTGTTGTCCATATAGGACGTTTTACAGAAGAATCTAAATAATTATAAGTAACTACCCTGTTAATTTGATCTGATGCAGATGTGCAATAAAACCAATTAACCTCACCAAATAAATTATTTAATCCAGCATTAATAAGATCTCTAGAGGTAGAATTTATGTCGTCATAAACATGGTCTTCTACTAAACAAGGCATAGATTTTAATTGACCATCGTATTGAAAGAACCCATTTTCAGACATCCAGTAAGCTGTGCCGTCTACTTCTATACATGCATTTTTACCAAACAATCCACAGTTAGTCCCTACTTGTTCAAAAGAAAAGGTAAAAGGTTGTCCTACAAACTTCATAAGAAACAAAGCAGTATCGGTCCATACATAAATAGAATCCCTACCTTTGATAGCACCCATAATTTTAGAACCATCAGCAAGTCTTTGTGTTCCTGCGGTATTGTCTGCTCGTACAGTATAAGAAGTTGTTTGATCAATACTCTCTTGAGAAGAGAATCTTATAAACATATCGTCTTGTGTAGTTGTACTACCAACCGTTGTTTCTGTTCCAAAAAATATTAAGTGTCTAGATGGTGCAGAAACTAATACGTGACGTGATGCAGTTGGTGCATTCGGTAATAAAGTTGCTCTGGTATTAACAGCTCCTACTGCAGCTGCATCCCATTCAAAACAAAAACTATTATATATTAATGCAATTAATTTTGTACCGTAGTTATCTAAAATCCATAAACCTGGATCAATTGTAAAGTCAGCAGAAGATGCTTCACCCCATGCCACGTAGTCAGATATGTTTAAAACACTTGCACCACTACTGTGTCCTGCTTTAGTAGTACCATTAACTTCTCTTGCACCACCGCTTAAAATATTTGTTGTAGTATTATTAGCTGCAAAGCTTATATCTTCTGTTCCTATTCTAATTTCTCCTGATGAAGGAAAAGCTGCTGAGTTAGCTACGGGAATATCTGTTACAGTATCGTTAATAGTAGAAGCTAAAGTTGTAGTTGCTGCTCCTAAAGCAATACCACCAAATAAACCTGTACCCCAACCATAACCCCCTAATTGTTGTGCGGGTCCTACGGTATAATAACATAGTACAGAAGCTGAACCTGCGTTAGTCATAGGAGTCCCTGTTTCCTGGGCCTCCATTGTAATAGTAAAGGTCTTTGAAGTAGGAACACTTGCTACCATGTATTTTACATCTTCAAAGGTTGCATCAGTGTAGGTTGATGATGCCGGCACACTATTTACACTATCAAATAAAACAATATCTTTTTCTCCTAAGCCATGGTCAGAAGAACTTGTAACTGTAACTGTAGTAGAGTTAGACGTGCTAGTAAAATCAGCTCCTGTTAAAGTAACTCTAATTGGATGAATATCATAATAAGTTCCGCCTGAATAAACATAAAGAATTCTGTTTGTACCTATAGCTGCATATTTAATACCAGCATTATCGTCCCAATGATGAAGCGCTCTACCTGCACCGGTTAAAACATCTTGTCCTAACTGTTGCCAACCACCTATTTTTTCAGGGCTCCCATATCTAAACCTAACATTGTCCCCATCAAACCACTGCCCTTCGGCACCAGTTTCGGTTACTTGTTTGTTAAATCCTGGAGCAAAACCTAATTTTTGTAGCATATATAAACCTGTTTATTAGGTGTTATATCAGATTGTGAGTGATTTCAATAGATTTAAAGCAGAGGGAATCAGTGGTGGATCATCCCCCTGCAAGCTTATTTTATAGATTATTTTTTAGGTAATGTAAAGCCTTTAAAATAGTTAGGTAAACCTACAAAAGGTCTTCCATCAAATTGATTCTTTTTAGCGTTTTTAGAATTAGCTTTATTATAATGTAAAAAAACTTGTCCACAATCTTGACCTTCAAATTCTTCTCGCCAATGTTCTAAATCACACCCAGAGTAAATTAACATATCACCTTGATTTAAATTAACTTCTATACCAGCTTGACTTACTTTTCCTGTAGGATCTAAATATATTGGCCATGGATCTCCACCTAAATTTAACGTAGTAGATATCTCACATGAATACCTATCTTTGTGTCTAGCAAGCACATCACCTTTTTTATAGATTCTTGCATAAGAATATGTTTCAGATAATTTTAAACTAGTGTGTTTTTCCATAACTGGTTTTACTTCTTGTAATAAAGTTTCCATTACCATGTCTCCGTAATGAGAATAAGTATTAGGAACTTGTTGGTCATTCCACACACCCCAATACTCTGTATATGGAGATATGTATTTTTGATCAAATAATACTCTTGCAACCTTTCTTTTGTTTAAAAAATATTGATAAACAAATGATGCTAGTTCTTTACTAATAGCATTTTTTAAAACTGAATATTTATTTTTTTTGAATGACATTGTTTTCTCCTTTGTATTGTAAAACAGATTTTGGTATTGCTTGACAGTTCCAATGTATAAATCTAAATGGATCATACCCTAAATCAACAAGATATTGATGTGGCATATAAGATGGAAAAAACATAATTCTTCCTGGTTTAACATTATACACTACTTGAGAACTTGCATAAGTTATTTTTGTTCTATCTTTTTCTGGTAAAAGATTCATTAAATTACCTGGCCTTGGGTCTTCAAACATAGGCATTGATGTTGCTTCACTAGCTTTTAAAAAATAAAAACCAGACATATGTCCATTCCAATGTGTGTGTAAAGTATGATGTCCTGCACCAGCTTTAGCAAATTCTTGTACCCACATTTCTGTAATAAATACTTGATAGTGAGTTAAATCAAACCCCATCTCTCCTAATAAATTATGTGAAGTTGCACCTATGTAATCTTGTAATTGTTTAAATTTAGGGTCTCCAACTAAAGTTTGTGAATGAAACACTTGACCCATATCTTTTTTATCACCAAATTTTTTATTACGTTTGTCTCTTTCTTTTTTTAAATTTTTTTCTGCATCTTTAATATATTTGTCAGATGCTTTATTTAATTTATTAACAAAAGAAGGTTCGTCAGCATACCATATAGGACATTTAAAATATTCTTCAGTTGTTAATTGTGTTGGAAAATTTTTCATTTAATTAATTTAAGTATTCAAACCATCCTGTTACTATATATTTTTCTTGGGTGTTTGATATTACACCTTTATGCAAATGTGTAAATGCTGCAGGCCAAATATACAAGGTTCCTTTTGTAGCATTTAAAGTTTTCTTTTGATTTGGAAAATCTGTTCCACCATTCTTTAAAGTATTGCAATAAAGCATATAAACCAGTTCTCTATTTGAACTATGGCCTCCTCCTCTTTCATAATGAAGACCAGCAAAACCTTCTCCAGGTTGATAATATTGAATATGATTTGATATATGGGTTTTAAGAGATTCTCTTATACCATATTTTTTTATATAGTTTTGAACACAAGTAGAAAGCATTTTAAAAAAATCTTGTATAAATTTTGTTTGTGAAAAATTAAAAAAACAAACATCTGTAGAAATTCTTTTTTGACTTAAATCATCTTGTTTATTTTTATATTCTGTATTTGTTTTATGATACTCAATAAACTTATCACATAAATTATAAGGTATTTTATATTTTTCAATATGGTTCATCTAAAAGGATATCCTAAATTCCATATTACTAAACTGTGTCTAGACCCGCTTTTTACAGGACACACTCGGTGCCAAACAAAACTGGGAAATACTACTAAAGAACCTTTAGGTAATATTTCTTTACATTTAACAGGTTTTCTAGGTTTATCAGGATCTAAATTTCTATAATCAAATTCTAATTCACCGCCTTTATATTCTTTAGGATCAGATAAAGTAACGGTTACAGATAATTTTCTAATTTTACCATGTGAGGGTGTGTTAGGTTGATCATAAACTCTATCCCAACTATCACAATGCCAATCATAATATTGGCCTTTTTTATATTTTGTAAATTGACAAGACTCAGACCAATCCCAAATAAAATTCCAACCAGCACTGGCATTTGCTTCATGAACATAAGGTTGTATTTCTTTATAAATCCATCTATCATTCATCCAAACAATATTAGAATCTCTTTTCTTTTTTAAATCTTTAATTTGTTTTTGATTTAATTTTTTATCACCAAATCCGCCAGTAACAGCCATTTGATCTTGAATAGATTTTCCATATTTAACTATGTCATCACATATTCGATGTGGAATAGCTGATTGAAAATACCAATAATAATTACTTAAGTTCATATATCTTTATGAACATAATATAACACTTACTCTGTTATTGTCAATGTTCCTGAAACTGTAAATGTAGCAATCTTGTCACCACCTGGGTGAGCTGCCGTAGCATTTGTACCTGGGGTTACTGTTAATGTGTAAGCAGATGGAGTTCTAACAATAACAACTCCTGATCCGCCAGCTTTTCCAGCATAACAAGCAGCAGTCGGAGAAGGTGCACCACCTGGTCCTCCACCACCGCCACCACCTGTGTTTGTTGTTCCTGCACTTGGCTGTGGGCCATTTCCTGATGGACCTCCAGCATCACCACCTCCACCAGATCCTCCAGAACCTCCTGGTAAACCTGTTGGACTAAAACTATTTCCTGTAACTCCACCACCTCCACCACCAGCAAAAGCTGTAACTGAGAAAGGTGTTCCGCATGCATTAATTGTATTAGGTGCGCCAGCTCCACCATTACCACCACTACCACTTCCTGCATTACCTCCAACGGCAGTTGCACCACCTCCTCCACCACCACCATAATTTGGAGGACTATTACCACCTACAGTACCTGCACCCCCATCATTTCCTTGAGGAGGACTTGTTGGAGGGGTATTACCCGAACCTTGACCACCAGTAGCTCCTGAATTACTTTGAAAAGCTCCACCACCACCTCCACCTGAACCACCAGGAGTAGTTGCTGGAACAGATGTTACAATACTATTACCACCACCTCCACCTGCAGATGTAATCATTGAAGTATTTTCTACACCACCTGTATTTAAAACTGAATTGCTTCCTTGATTGGCTGGTCCCGCACCACCACCACCAACTGTAATTGTCATTTCATTACAAGTTAATAATGTTAAGGCTGATGCTCTTAATGGACTTGGACCATAACCAGAAGCTCTATAACCTCCAGCACCACCTCCACCACCACCATAACCACCAGTCCTACCACCACCGCCACCGGCTACTACTAAAAAGTTAACACCGGGCACCGGTGATAATACAGAACCATCTGGCCATGTTCCATCACTTCTTGCTGAAAATACACTTTGCATTGACCACACACCACCTGCTTTGTTTAATTCTTTTACGATAATTCTTCCTGATCCACCAGATCCACCAGTACCACCTGAAGCGGGTGATAAATTTCCTGCTGCTCCACCGCCACCACTACCAGTGTTAGCTGTTGCATTACATCCAGGATCAACTCCAGGATAGTTTCCTCCTGCTCCACCACCGCCTGATCCGGCTGCTCCACCAGTTGTAGCACCACCACCAGCATTAATTGTTCCACCACCTCCGCCACCACCTGCAAATGTACAAGATGATAAAGGAGACGCAGAACTTCCTGCTCCACCAGCTCCACCACCACCAATTGCTTGAGGATCTGATGTTACCACTGCTCCTGCTCCGCCAGCTCCACCGCCACCACCTGGTCCAAATTGACAACGTGCGGGAGGAGTACTAGGTTCTGGTGCTCCACCACCTGGATTTCCTTGACCTGGTGTACCTGCTCCACCTTCATTATTTTGTCCACCACCACCTGATCCACCTGGAATTCCACATGCGATAGGTGATGCTCTACCTTCTCCGGCTCCACCACCAACAGCTGTTGCTAAAACTGATCCACAAGTAGGACCAAATGTAGATGATGTTCCACTTGCAGCATTACTAGGACCAGAAGGAGTTGAGGCTGCTCCTGCTCCGACTGTTGCTGTGTATGGAGAATTTCCACAAACATTAATTTCTGTACATAAATAACCACCAGCTCCACCACCAGCTCCACCTTGATTTGATGAACCACTTGCTGATCCACCAGCTCCACCACCACCAATAATTAAAGCTTGTACAACTGCAGTTCCTGGTGATGTTGTTATTGTACCAGTAGATGTTTTTTCGGTGATTCTTCCTTTACCAAAAGATGTTTTATTAGAAGCTCCAATAATACCACCGTTTAGTGATCCTGATGGTTGTGCCATAACTTAGTCTCCTTATGCGGATACCCAAGCTGTGCCATTCCAATCGTATTTGGTAGGTGTATCCGATGTGTCGTCTGATTTAAGTGCTTCCCAACCTTTAGTGTTGTCAGCGTTGTATTTTGTTTCGTTCCAAGAAATTATATATAAAACTTCACCTTCTTCAGTAACTGTTGGATAAGTTATAGGCGCTTGCCAATCATCATTATCATCTAATGACCATGAGGCATGAGGTTGTTGACTTAAAAATTTATCTTTTGAATAATCATAAACCATACCCATACCGCAGTATTGTTTTCTAAAATTATTATTGTAAGAAGTTTGTTTCCAAGTTCCACCTTTAAAAAAATTACTACACCATGCTTCTCCATCTGCATGCATGTCATTATCTCCTAATGCTCCATCTGCTGTAGATACATCATTTCCAACTACAACTACTCTTTCAACTACCCAAAGTTGATTATCTGTAAAACCTGTAGGATCTTGTTTTTGTTTTAATTCTGCAAAATGTGCCATTTTATTACTCCTTAAAAGTTATTTTATAATTCATTTTTATGTTACAGTCAATGTTCCTGATACTGTAAATGTTGCTATTTTATCACCACCTGGATGCGCTGCTGTAGCATTAGTTCCAGGAGATACTGACATTGTAACAGCACTTGGTGCTCTTATAATAACCATTCCTGATCCACCATTACCACCATTATAAGGTGTTCCGGTTCCACCGCCACCTCCGCCTCCACTACCAGAGTTGGTTGTAGCATTAGCGCCATTAGATCCTGCTCCACCTGCTCCACCACCGCCTGATCCACCTGCACCTGGGACTGGTGGTGCTGAGTTATAAGATCCACCACCTCCACCACCACCTGCAAAAGCTGTTAAACTAAATGGTGTACCACATGCATTAATTGTGTTTGGTGCACCTGCTCCACCAGCTCCACCAGTTGGTCTTCCTGAGTTAGCTGATCCAGCTGCAGTTGCTCCACCACCTCCAGCACCTGCTGGATTATCTGGAGAGCTTGCACATTGAGTTCCACCTGGATTTCCTTGAGGAGGTGATACAGGAGGTGTATTTCCTGCTCCTCCTGTTCCAGCTGGGGAAGTTCCATGTGAACCGGCTCCACCGCCTGATCCTCCAGCAGCACCATTTCTAATTGATGTACTAGAATTACTACTACCACCACCTCCACCACCTGCTGATGTAATTCCATAAGGTTCAGGAGCAGCTACAGATGAAACAGTTCCACTTGCTCCTGCACATGAGTTACAAGTTGATCCTGCTCCTCCAGCTCCTACTACAATTGTTAAACTTTGTCCTGGTGTTACACCACATAAAGCTATTTGTGATCCTTGTAATGGAGAAGGTCCATAACCAGCAGATCTATAACCACCTGCTCCACCTCCACCACCACCAGCACCTGTTCCTGATTTACCACCACCTGCTCCACCACCTACTACTAAATAATTTAAATTATAAGTTACTAAATTAAAATCTTGCCAACAACCTAATTTTCTTAAATCATAAACTGAATTCATTTGCCAAATACCTGGTGCTGTTCTTCCTATTGCAGCTTCTTTTACTAGTACAACTCCTGGTCCACCTGCTCCACCTACACTACAAGATTGAAATTCTGTGCCTCCTCCACCACCACCTGAGTTAGTTGTTCCTGCTGTACCTGCCGCTGATCCTGCTGCTCCTGCTCCACCACCACCTGGTCCACCTGCTCCTGCTGGTGTTGATCCTGGACTTGGTCTACCTGAACCACCTCCGCCACCACCATATAATCCTGATGCTGCATAACCAAAAGGTTGAGGATTGCATCCAAAAGTTGGTTGAACATTTAATCCTGCTCCACCTGCTGCTCCTGTTGCTCCGGGAGATCCTGGAGCGTTTGATCCTGCACAAGCTGCTCCACCGCCACCACCACCTGCGTGTGATCCTGGTGCTGGTCCTGCTGTTCCCCCATCATTTCCTTGAGAAGGACTAACTGGAGGAGAATTACCTGTTCCTCCACTTATTGTTCCTGGTCTACTTCCACAACCACCACCTGCTCCACCTCCAGATCCACCTGGAAAACCTGCATAAGCTGATAAGGGACCTGGTCCACCTCCAGATGGGTTACCACCTGATCTTGAACCACCACCTCCACCACCATTTGATGTAATTGGGTTTGCTGGATTTCCGAAAACTGTATTAACACCTGCACCACCACCATAAGTAGGACCACTACCACCTGTACCGCCTCCTCCTATTGTAACTGGAATGTTTGCACCCGGTAAAGGTTGACATGTTAATAATCTTGTACCACCAGCTCCGCCACCACCGGCTCCTTGTCTTCCTCCACCACCTCCACCTGCTACTACTAATACTGCTAATGCAGTTCCTGCTTTAGGAGTAAAACATCCTGATGCTGTAATTTTTGTAGTTGTTGCTGGAGTTGGTCCACCAACTGTTTGTGTAGGTCCGATAATTCCGCCATTAGCCATAGCTGATTACCTCCTACGCGTCGTTTATGACTTCATATGATATGAATAAATCTAAATCAGATGCAGCACTTGCTCCACCTTTTAATATGTCACCTTCCATTAAATAAATAGGTGTGTCTGAAATAACTAATGTTGCATCAGCCGGAACTGAAACTGTTTTTGCTAAATAAACTGTTGTATCTGCTCCAGTTGTTGTAACTCCTGTTGTGCCCGTTCCCATTCCGTCTACAAACAAACTTACGTCTGCTGCGTTTGTACCATCAACATTTGCTACAGTAATTCTATTTACTTTTACTATTACATCTGCAGATACTGTCATTAAAGTATCAGTTGCTGTTGCAGATAAATTCCAACCAGCGTTTCCACCTAAAATTGATGTTACTGCTACTATATTTGGATTTGCCATAATTTAAATTCCTTCTTGTTTTTTATCCGAAAACTATTGCCATTGCAATAGCTTTTCCTGTTGTTATACCAAAAGTCGATGTTGCTGTAAACCCTAGAGTTCCTGAGCCATCTGTAGTTACTAAAGCTGTTCCTGAAGCTCCTACGGCTGCTGGAAGTGTCATTGTATAAGAAGTAGCTGTAGCTGCAGATTTTAAACCTACATATTCTCCACCCGAATTATCAGCTAATCTTAATTCTTTTTCTGAACCAATTGTTAAAGCTGTTCCAGCTGTCCAAGTTAAATTTGCATCTCCATCAAAAGCTCCTGAATTGTTAAATTGAACCTGAGTTGTAGAACCACCAGGGGTTGCTACAGTATCTATTTCTATTTCTTCTATGTCAGGGTTAGTACCATCATTTCCTGTTGCAGAAAGAACTTTCCATCCTTTATTAGAAGTAGTCCAAGTTACAGTGTCACCTGAACCTGAAGCATATTTAAATTGAACTGTGTAAGAACCTGCTGTGCTATTTTTAACAAAAAATAAACCAGTTATATCTAAAGGTATAGTTACAATTTTATTTCCAGCAATTGTTTCTGGAGATTCTGCTCCTAAAACAATTACTCTGTTTTGAGCAGTTCCTGTAGTATTTCCATCTACTACAGTTAACGCAGTAGTATTAGCACCAGTTCCTGCAGCATTTAAAGTCTGTACTTTATATCCACCAGTTAATTGTTCGAATAAAGTTAAATTGTTATTTGTTTTTGTTCCCCAAGTACCAGCGTTTTCACCGGTTACCATTAATTCAACACCAAGAGGTGTATAAGTTGAAGCCATAATTTTTTCTCCTAAGCTGCGTGTGTTACATCTGTATATGATGTATTTCCACTAACGTCAACATCATTATAACTCGTATTTCCAGTAATATCAACATCTCCATATCCTAATGGAGAAACATTTCCAACACTAGAAATCGCTTCTTGTCCAGTTAATCCTACAACATCTGCTGGTGAAATTATGCCTACAGAAACAGTTGCGGAAACCCCTGTTAAAGGAACTCCTATTTCTAGAGTTAATGATCCTACTGAAGAAGTTGCACCAACTCCAGTTACATTAATTAAATCTTCTGCATTTGTAGTAATTGCACCTACAGAAACCGTTGCAGAAACTCCAGTTAATCCTACAACATCTGCTGGACTAATAGAACCTACCGCAGTCGTTGCAACTAATGTTGTTAAACCTTGAGTATGATCTGCGCCATTATTTAAACTTAATTGACCTTCAGAAACTGTTGCTGCTTGACCTGTGGGTGTAATTGTAGGTGAAAGAATAATTGCACCTGTTCCTGTAAATGCACCAACAGAAGTTGTTGCTGCTTGACCAGTTAATCCTACAACGTCAGCAGGAGTAATTGCTCCTACAGATGCAGTTGCAGATTGACCAGTTAAATTTTCTATACCTTCTTCAACACTACCCCAACCATTTTCACCCCAATCA